GACGATTTACTCGGCGAGCAGGTAGGGCGACTTATAAACGACGTCGTACGTTTAGGCCGAGACTTGCGCGAGGTTTTAAGCCGTTTGGCAACTCTAGAGTTGCACGTCTCACGTATTGTGACAACGTCACACTTGATCCCGGTGCAAACGTCATGGCCGGGAGAGTCTTCCGAGCCAACGGATTGTATGACCCCGACGCTACTTTAGGGGCCGGTCACCAGCCGTATGGCTTTGACCAGTTAATGGCCCTGTATAACCGTTATGTGGTGCTGGGTGCAAAGATTACAGTGACGGCTTTTCCGTCCGGACTTAATTCAGCTGTGTTACTAGCCGTGAAGTTATCGGACAATGCAACGTTGTTGTCTACAACGCCTGCTGTGTTACAAGAGCAGCCAGGGTATAGGTACAAGTTGATATCCAATGCATCAGCGGCTGTGCAGCCGAGGATCACGTGTGGGTACAGCGCCAAGAAGATGTGCCGCCCTGGTTTTATGAACAACGATACGTACCAGGGTACGGTGAATAAGGACCCGGATGACCAGTGGTATTTTACAGTACTAACTGCTAATCCTAGCCCCTCTGTTGACAATGTCAATATGTACTTTAACATCCGAATTGATTATATTGCGAAATTTATGAATCCTATTGAGCTAGTTGCTAGCTAATAAAAATCAAAATCATCATCATTAATTGAAGGGAGGGGGATTGGAGAAGAACTCCAGGGTGTCCAGTCTCCGTTGGATAGCGGCATGCTGCTGTCCGGTGGCCTTTGGATACCAGTCAGCTGGCTGAAGGTTGCTGGTGATGAAAATTCGTCTAGGCACCCAATTAACATATCCTCCTTTGATCGGCACCTGCATGGGGTACCGATCAAGAAGCTTGAGAAACACGTCAAGCTGGATGCTTCCGGTGTAGTCATCAATAATGACGTCTGCATGGTCAGCGTACCCGTCAAACCAGCAGGAACCGTCATGAACGTAGGGATTGACGGCAGTGTCAAAGGCCTTGCGAGACTTGCCTGCTCCCGCGTCACCCCAGTAGACGTGAACTTCAGTTTTCCAACTGCGGGGAGCAGAACAGAGTGAGATGTAACGATCCATAGCACGGTGATACTTAGCCATACATGTAAAGTTGTCATCCCAGAGATCACGTCCACGTTTACCCAGTAGAATGGCATCACGACATTCAATTAAATCATTGCGCTTGCCAGCGCCCTGGAGCTCGCCTGTTGTCCAAGGTCCGGCAACCTTGGACTCGTCCTTTTGGCAGTAGTCAGCAGCCTGAGCGGGTGTACCGCGACGACGCTCCAGGTGAGTCCCAGCAGGGAACAGCTCCTTCACAGCATTAAACCGGAGCTGGCATCCCAGTTGGATGAAACCCTGGAAATGCTCTCGTCCGGTATCGGGACAGCGTTCCTGTTGAAATACAAGGTACTTGCACGGGATAGACATCACGTGATCACGAACAGGTTCAGACACATCAAAGATAGTGAAGCAGACATCGGACATACGGGAACGGACATCAAGCGGAGCAGGACCTTCGGCCATTTGATAAAGTTTTGGAAGTGAGCAAAACTGTAGTGTTGTTGCAGTAGCACATGCGCCTTTTTTTGATTGGTCAAAAATTGTTGAAGCCAAAAATACAGAAATCGGTTGTGGGATCACCTAAGGTGCCATGAAGCGCGCTGGGCGCGCCTGGCGCAGGCCCGAAGGGCCGAGCACGTAGAGCCGAGATGCCGCAGCGAAGCGCAGGCATTCTAACCCTACCAACAGTTAGGTCCACACTCGAGCGAAGCGAGCCCAAGGTTAGTGCCAGGTAGTCTATCAAAGTTGCCGCGCTACGGCAGCGACTAAGGGTGGCGGTATAGTATTACCCGCCACCTCTAGTCACTAGTCAGTGACTTATTTTGTCAGTTATAAATGAACCAATGGCAGCCAAGCGACGAAGAGTGCAGCGACGAAGGGGACGATTTACTCGGCGAGCAGGTAGGGCGACTTATAAACGACGTCGTACGTTTAGGCCGAGACTTGCGCGAGGTTTTAAGCCGTTTGGCAACTCTAGAGTTGCACGTCTCACGTATTGTGA